TTAAATCCTATCATTAACGCTAATCCTGCGATAACGAATAAAAAAGCGATGTTTAGTTCCATTTATTGTGTTTTAAAGATTCGTACATTGATTTAAAAGAATTGTTTTTTAATTCATAAACGCGCCCGTGTTTGTCGTGTTTCACTTTTACAAAGTTTTCGATTGTTTCTTTAAACCTTGCAACTTCGTGAATTAATAAATCGCGTTCGTAAATTATGTATTTATAAACATCGCTGTTATAAAATCCGTAACCCTTTAATTTATCTAAATCGTTGCGGTGTATAATTATTGAATATTCTTTTTTGCCACCTTCAACACTTACTAATTTAGAACTAACTAAACTTACAAGCACTGAATAACAAATGTTTTTTTCATCTAATTGCTCAAAAATTGTTTTTCCTTTTTCCATTGTATTATTTGTTTTATTGTTACTTAAATAAACCCCTTGGAATAGTTGCCGATTCTACTCGGAGGGGTTGGCTTACCAGAGCCTATTCAATTTCTTTTATTAAGCTGTAACTTGTTCTAATTCCTTTGCCATCGTATAACACTACTAAGGTGTTTAGCGACTTTTCAATAATTGCGCATTCCGTATCCTTATAAATACAAATTTTCGCAGGAATTGCCTCTTTCATTACGTACTTTTTAACCTTAAAAGTTTGCGCCACGTCGTACGCTTCAGCTATGCCACCATTTACAACGATAAACAAATCGGGTTTTTCAGCGTGTTTTAGTTTTAAAATCGTTCGTTTCATATTTTAGATTTTACAATAATGTGCATTTTTCCGTTAATTAATTCTTTTCGTGTTTCTCGGTCGGGTTTCGCTGTGTCGATTTCAAAAGTCTGAAACACAACCTCAATTCCTTTTTCAATGTAGTTTTCTTTTTCACGCCCTTGCCTAATCTTTTTTACAAGATGTTCCAGAACCGAATAAAGCAGCCTATCTTCTTCGTAGGTGAGTGAGATTGTTACGTGTTTCATAACGTCAACTCCTCGTTAGTTAGTGCGAAGTAAAGATTTTGTAATTCGTGAACTGTTTTAATGGCTTTTGGAATTATTATTCCTTCAAAGTCAATGAAAATACGTATTCTAAATTGATATTCATTTATGTAACCAAAATCATTTAAAACATATCCAAAAACTTCATCCTCGAATTCGTACTCCTCAAAGCCAAATTTCAAAAGCCACTCTTCAGTTAGTGGGATAGGTTTAAAATTCTTATTTCCGTTGTGAATAAGTCTAATGTATTCATACGTAGTTTGCATTGTTACAATTTCCCTTTCGGTTTCGTAATCAATGTAATTTCCAATTCTTAAATCTTTTGCTTCCATATCGTTTAATTTTCCTCAAATCTACAAAACTATTTATTGTAATTTCCTGCAATTGTGATGAACGGTAAAATAGCTTTATGAACGGTAAATGAAAAAAGCCACTGATTAGGTGGCTAATTTACAAAACACAATATGGAAAGGCAAATGTACTATTTATTTTTCAATTTTTTTATTCCAAACATTCAATCCGATCGAAGTTGCCGAATAACCTAAAAACCCGAATATTACTTCAACAGAAATTCCGTAAGCTGAAAACCCAACAGCAACCCAGAACGATGTAAACGACGCTATGCGCTTTAATTCAAACTTTCCGTTGGGAGCGAGCGTGTCTAATATAACTTTTTTCATTTGGTAAAATTGCGATTAGTGGATAGTTATTATCAATCGGTTGTTTTGCATTTCGATTAATTTGCGATTTATCTTCTAAACAATCGTATAATTTAGCTTCGATATTTTCAATTTTCAATTCGTTCTTTGCATTCATATTGTAAAGAAACACTATTGCAACAACAAAAAAGAAATCTTTTGCGCCGTATTTTTTAAGTAATTCAAGCCCTTGTTTTATCATTTTAAGTAAAAAGTTTGAGTTTCAAAATTATAATAAATATCTAAGTTATCAGGGTTTTCAAGTGTGCACATTTCAGTAATTGCGACTTGACCTTCTAATACTTCATTATCTGACTTCACAAATAACAATCTGTTTGTTGTAGTATCTATAATTGTCCACATAGCTTAAAAATTAGAGATGTCTAGTAGTTCTTGTGTTGTTGTTTCAGTTGTCAATGAGTTTGTAACTGTTACAATTAGATATAAAGTACCTGCAGGAAGTGCGGCGTCTAATCCTACAACTGTACTACTTGTACCATTGTCATTCAAAACTCCAGTAGTCGCATTCAATCCTTTAATGTTACCACCTTCAATTTCAAATACTCTACTTATTGTTGCTAATCTAGTCCCTAAAACAATAGTAGAACCAGTTGATAGAATCTGAACTGCTCCACTTAGATTATTGCTGTTAGGACTTAGATACGCTCTTATAGTTGTACCTGAAAGAGCACCTTTAGAAATTCTTAAAGCGTTAATTTTAAAAATAGTGCCATTACTCAAAGTAGGTAATTGAGTTGACGGTGTAATAAGAGTTTCACCCGTTGTCCCTGTTACAGCGTAATTAGTTGTAACAGTTGTTTTAAACCATCCTAATTTTGATAAAATACTGCTTTGTGTTTCATCACCCGTATTTGTTCCGCTTGTGTTTCCAATTACGGTTAAGTTAGCATCGGTAACGTAACGTTTATTACTTGAATCAGCAATGTCTGCTGTTGTTGCATCTGCACCACTTGTTACAAGTCCTTTAGAATCGTAAGTAATTTTGGTTTTCGTTGCGCCCGTTATAGCTGAATTTTTTACAACTAAGTTTGTTAAGTCTTGGTCGCCCGTATTTGTACCACTTGTATTTCCTAAAACAGTACTTTCTGCGCTTGTAATTAAACGACTTCCAGTTACTTTGTCAACTTTATTATCTGTAATATTAGTTACAAATGTTTCGGTTGCTAACCCTGCAATACTTGGAATAGTTGGTTTGTTTAATATTTGTGCATCACCACTTACAGCGTTCCAATCTGCGTTTACATTGACTTCTGCTCCTGCTTCAATTCCATCTAGTTTAGTTTTAAGCGTGTTTGTAAAATCGTTTGCGCTTAAACCTTTTCCTGCAACCGCATCAACTTTTAAATCAACCGCCGTTTTAACCGCTTTTTGAGTAGGGTAAAAAGTGTCGGAATTATCCGTTAAAGTTGTTTTCTTATTCGAGGTTATTTCAACTCCTGTTAAATTTATGTCTAAACTCATGCGCTTATATTTATTGTTTGATTAGGGTCTAAAGTTACAATTGTTCCCGTTGAATTAAGCGATCCATTTACGTAAATGTTAACCGTTGTATTTGGCAACTCTAAATTCGTGCTTGTCGTTACTAAATAGCTATCGTTTGAATTACTTACAATAACCGAAGCAGGTGCGCCAACGCAAGTGTAATTCCCACCTGCCAAAACTTGAACCGAAGTCGCTCCATCTGTTACCGTTACATTCGGGCAACCGCTTGTAAATCCAGTATCGCAAACGGTCATTTCTGACATCATAATAACATCGAAAGTCATCGCCCAACCTGCTAACTTATTTTCAAATCTATCCGTAAACGGTTCTAAATTTGGCATTCCGTCAATCATTATGTAATCGGGGTTTAAATCGCCTCTTGTCATAACTTCATAAACACGATTCAAAGCCTGCAACATTGCATTCATTATTGACGGCTCAACATCGTATTTCTCTTTGCCGTCTAAAATATCCATCGCTAAAATCGTAACGTTGAACCTTTGCAACTTCCCTTCAATCGTTGCTGAATTTATAATAATATGCGCCAACGGGAAAAGCGTTTGTTTCGCCAAATCAACGTCCGAAATTTGCCCATCTGTAACGGTGCTAATTAAGTTCGTTGCGTTTAACTGCGCCTTTAAAGTATCTAGTAATTTATAGTAACTCATTTTTTAGGCTTTTCAGTTTCTTGCTTAATTTTTTCTAAGAAAACTAATAACTTTTCACAATTCTTTTTTGACCGCTTTTTCATAAAACCCAATTAGTAAAGTTAATATCTGAACTCGGGTAAATATCGCCGTTGCTGTTACTATTGTATTCAGGAAATAACGATTGATTGAAACACATATAATCTACAAATCTATTACTATAATGGTTTGCCGTTTGCGTTTGTTTATCAATCAATAAAGAAAGTTCTAAACGGTCTATGTTTTCGCTTTGTTCTGCGCTATGTTTATAAACACCTTTGTTTCCAATCGTGTATGCTGAATAGGGTAAATATTCAACCATCGCCCAGTGAATAAGAAGCGGTTTTATATATGTATTAACCAAAGTCAAATAATTTCCGCCTAAAGTATTTGCGATAATATCCGCTTTAATTTTTTCAAGTAAATCCGTTCCTAAATACTTTTGAACGTGAATATCTTGAGCGATTTTAATATATTGAATAAATTTGTCGGGGTCAACATTTCCGTTTAACGAAGTGAATTTTACCACGTCATCCCTTGTTATTATTAGTGCTTCTGCCATCTTTTAATTATTTAGGTAAAAATCCCTTGTTCGGCATATCAATTGGTCGCACCGCTACTAAATTCGGATTACGAACTCGGTAACCTGCTTTTTCTGCTTTGCCAGTTGAAATTGTACGTGCTTTTGGACTTAACGGGTCGATACCAGTTTTTTCATCAAAAGCAACAAACGTTTTTCGCATCCATTTATGGTGGCACGCTCCACCGCCTTTATACAACCAAATCGAATAGGTAGTTGCTCCACGTGGGCCAAAACCTGCTACAACTCCGTCTGAACGTTTTTTAGTTTCGTTTACAACTAAACTACCCATTGTTACAATATCTTCTTTACGGTAAAGTTTATTCGCTTTTACCATTTTTTGACAAAATTTTCTTGAGTTTTCTCTCAATCCACCTTCGTAAGTGTAACGAACCATAAATTTAATACCGTCAACTTTTGCATCTTGTTCACTTTTTGCTCGTGGGTTTGCAGTTCCTGTTGAAACGAAATTATAAACTTGACTTAATAAACTCGGTTTTTTATTATTCAAAGCTTCAATTTCGGCGTCTTCTAAATCGTCGTTTTCGTAATCAACTTCGTAACTATCAATCAAAACCCAATTGCTCGGCATATCCTCGCCTTTGTCAATTAACGCTTGTGCAATTTTATCGTCTTCACTTTCTTGTTCGCTTAATTCCGTTCCTGTTTCTTCTTGTTTCTCTTCGCTTGTAGTAACGTTTTCTAAATCCGTGAACTCCAAAGGTTGTAACGTTCTAAAGAACAATTTAGCGCTGTTTCCGTTGTAGTTTAATATTTGTTCTAAACCGTCTAATAAAAGTTGCTGTAAAGGTCTAATAACCATATTGTCAAATAATACAAAAGCATTCTTTAATTCATCTGCATTACTTCCAAAACCATTTGCTGAACCTAAACCCAAAAGCAAACCACTTGTAATCGAGTGCGAAACCATAATTTTCTTTTCGCATTCCGTTGCCAAAAATTGATAGTGGTCGGGTGCATCATTCAAAGGAATATCTTCAACGGTTGTGGCTGTATCTTTGTTATTGTTAAATCCAACGATTACCCTTTGACCTTTAGAACCAGTCAACTTGTTTTTGATTTGCGATTGTAACAAATTTTGCGTTTCAATGTCGGGTTGCCCGTTGTTGAAATTTACAACTTTCGTTCCGCTAAAATTGTTCTGTACTTCGTTAATTAAATAATCGCTTACTTCCTCTTCAAGTAAAGCATAAGCCGTTCCTGCTACATAGTCAGGGGTTGCAAAATACTTCATTCCAACGGCATAAGGTTTAACACAAAGTATTTCTATTTTATCCTTTGAACTTCCAAAAGCTGAAAATCTTTTAGGAGGGAATTTTTTTGTATCTTGCCAGTTATCAGAATAATAATAACCGTTAATTTGTCCGTATTCATCGCATTTTTCCATTGCTACTAAATTCATATCCATATGGAACGCTTTTAGTATTTTATCGTGCTTGTCGTTGTAGTGTACTTGAATAACGCATTGTCCTAACGTTTTTAAATCAAAGCATAATTTTCGTAAACAGTTCTTATTGAAAATAGCCATGACTTGAGCGTATTCGTTAGGTTTACGACTTGCATCAATTACCCCCAATCCTTTACCATACATTAACCTTGTCACGTTGTTGATGATACTCATATTCGTTGTTGACTTTCTATATCGGTCTATCAAAAATTGAAAGTAACTATTGTTATCGCCAAAGGTTACCCATTCTTTTTGTTTCGATTCTACGATTTGCGGTGCTTCGTATTGAGCCAAATTTATTACGTCTATATTCATAGCATTACAAAATCATTATTACTTGAGTGTTCATCTGTTTGCAACCCTGCCTTATAACACCATACACGTTCACTACCTAAAAAAGTTGTTAGGTTGTATAATTGAACAATATAAAACCTACCTGCCTTTAAAGAATAAACGGCTTGTATTCCTACATAATAACCAAAATCGTTAATAGTTGGTGCGTTAATAGTTGCGCTCGTTCCTGCTTCTTCATCAATTACAATAATATGCGTAATCGTTGACGAACGTGGTGCGCATTTCAATTGTTGGGCTGTTGCACTTACTTGTAAAACATTCATATTTATAAAACTACAAAAGCTAAATTTTGTTGCATAAAAAAAGGGAACCGAAGCTCCCTTTTAAACAATTAAAATAAACGAAATTATGTAGTTGTGAACGAAGCCAAAGAAGTTAAATCAGATAATAAACCTGCTTCAGTAGAACAATTGATTGTGTTTGCTGGCAAATTTTCGATGCCTGTAAACGTCAATGTATAACCGTTCATATCTCCTGCTTCCGCACCGCTTGCAATACTTCCTGCTGTTAAATCCATTCCACGTCTTAAACCTGCAATTCTGTAAAGGTTATCTCTACCTCTTACAATAATATGCGGTCTTCCGTAAGAAAGCAATTTAACCATTTTCGTAGTTTTTGCATCCTGCTTTTTCAAAGTAATACTTAACTCTTGTGAAAAGAAAGTTGTACCGTTGTTTCTGTCAGTTGTGATAGTTTCTGTAAAACTATTAGTTCCTTTTAAAGTGAATTTGTAACAAGCTGTTACGTTCGCAATAGCCGTGATAATATCTTCCTCACCTGCCGTTACTGAATAACTTACATCAACCTCGGGGTTGAAATCCCCGAAGTTAATTAAATATACAGCGTCTAATCCACCGATTGAGTCTTTACAAACTTCTAATCTGCCGTTTCCTAAGTCGCACATAGTTTTTTAGTTTGCTGAGTTAGTAACATTGTAAGTCACGATATCCTCAACGATTCCGTATTGAACACCTGCAGTTAATCGCATTACGATACGTACATTTTGTGAACCGTCGATTTCCGCTTGGTCAATAATTCTAACTTCTTGGGAATCCGCTAATAAACCAGTTCCGAAAACTAAATTTTCTTTAGTCGTTGCAATCATTGTTGAAGCAGGTAAACCTGGTGCGTGTGCTAATTTAACACCTTCGAAAGGTAAAATTGCTCCACCATTAAACCACATTGACCCCTTACCGTCGATACCGTTTGCTCCTAAGTTAGTTGCAAAACCACCCAATGCACGAACGTATAATCTGAATACGTTTGTTGAAACGTAAATATGGAAATCTTCACGTGCTGAAACTGCCAAAGGAGTTGCGTCCAAAACTTTTCCAATTTCTGCAATTACGTTAGTTGATAACAAACCGCCACCTACTAAAGCAAGTTCTTGCGCTGTTGGTAAAGCCGCATCTAAAGCTAACAAAGTTGTAAATCCGTCAAACTCTCCGTTGTTAGATGCAACACCTCTCCAGATGTTAACCTCGTTTTCTGAAGCTACTTTTTCAGCGTATTGTGCCAAAAGAAAATCAGTAAACGATTTCGGCATTACGTCAAATGCTGAATAACCCATCTCGATTGCGTCCCAATCATTTCTGAAAGTTGAACGACAAAGCTGTCTATTTAATTGTAGTTCTTTCGGCTGTAAAATTCTTTCCGTTAACGTTACCGTCCCCGTTGGATTGAAATCGCAAGATGCGTTACTTAACAACTTATCAGTTGCAAGTCTTTTCATAACCGATTTAAACTTAACATTCGGCATAATCGTGATTAAGTTATTAGCCAAAGTTGGTGCGGGTAACAAAGCCGCTGCGATATACTTACCTGCGAACTCGCCTGCGTAAGTAGTTGTTATTGATGTACTTGTACTCATTTTTTTATAGTTTTTTAATTATTATGCTGCTGTTAAAGTGATTGATCCTGCTGTAACACCTGAACCGTTAACGTACCAGTGTGTCCCGTCACAAACTAATTCTGCAAAGTCACCAACTGATTCTGCTGAAGCTACGAACGAAATTGTATTTTCGTTAACTCCTGCAACGTGCGCTCCTGCAACTAAAACCGAACCTTCAATCACATTTGATGCTGCTAAAACCGTCCAGTTAGTTGTTGCGAAAAGTTGTCCAACTACGAATTTAAATCTAAATCCTGCCGATGTTGCCACCGCTGGAAGTGTGATTTGCGCTCCTCCTGATGCTTTTAAAATAAACACTTTGCCACTATCTTCTGCGGTCAATGTTGTTGCGCCTGTTACGGCTTCTACTTGTACCAACTGACGCTCGACATCGTTGGTTACTGCTAAATACGTTGTACTCATTTTGTTATTTGTTTATAAATTTTAATACTAAATCCATTGTTGATTTTGGTGCTGTTGCTTGCTCCATTTGTTTTGATTCTGGGTTGTGAACGATTGGCTTCGGTTCTTGCATTTGTGCCAACTCCGTTTTCAATCTTTCATTTTCCTCTTTCAAAGATTCCATTTCTGAAAAGAACGTTTCTTTAACCATTGATTCAACCGTTTTTTTAACTTGCGATTTTTCAATCATTTTGTCGTCTTTTTTCATTTCCTCTTCAGGTGCTTCGACTTCGGGTGCTTCCTCTTCTGCAGGTGCTTCTTGTTCTTTAATTTCAGCGATTACACCCTCTTGAGTTATAATTAAAAGCATTCCGTTTTCAACTACATATTCTCCAATTGGCATCGGTATGCGTTGCTCGTCTTCGGTAATTATAAACACTTCGTTGTTTGGCTCAAAGCTATCCGCTTCGATTACCGTTACACCGTCGTTTAATTTCATTTGCTCTAATTTCACTTCGATGTTTAAAGCGACACAAATTTTCTTTACTATTTCCTTATAATTCATAATTGTTTTTTTTTTATAAAACTATATTGTTTTTAATCTGTTGCACTTTAGCGAATTATTACTAATGTATTTGTCGCTGGTCGTATAATTGTTTGTGAGCCACCGTTAACAGTTGATCCGATACCTTGCTGTGAAAGTTCCCCCTCGCAACATTCTTTTCGGTACTTGTTATCTTTGCATAAACAACCACGTTTACCGCCTTTTGGTGATGTAGTTTTCATATATTATTTGTTTTTAAATTGCGTCAGGTAGCCCTATCATTTTATAGTCTCCATTTAATGATTTTAATTTTTCGGTTGCTCTGTCTATAAATTTTTTATAATTTTTTGACCTGCTTAATGCGTTCCCTGCTACAGCAAATAAATTATGAGCTACTTTGTCTCCTAAACCTAAATCCATAATCATTTTAGATATTTTTTCATCTTCTGCAAATAAAGGTTGATATTTATTAATAATAGTTGTAATATTATTGTTATCACTTAATATTGAATTTATTTTACTAATTTGACTATTTAATTCATTACTTAATTCTTTATTTACCTCCTTAAATTTTTTTTCTAAATTATCTAAAGCGCTTAACTCAACATTCATTCCTAACTCAACATTCATTCCTAACTCAACTTTCTTACTTTCAATTTTGTTGATAATCTGTAAACTTTTCATATTTATTTATTTTTGATTTGTTCTAATTTTCTTTGTGCCCATTCAATACCTGCATCGCCACCCCAACAAAGCCACATTAAACGACCGCATCCGTCCCCTAATTCCTTTTGTGAATTTTCTCGGTGACGTTCAAAACTTGCCATTCGTGAAATTGTATCTTCGCTAATTGGTTCTCGATTCGCTAATTGATTTGCACGTACTTTTCCAACGGGAGTGCCACACGAACCCCAACCGTTTTCCTCAACATATCGCAAAGCTATTTTTGCGTTTTCAGTTGCTTGTTCTGGGTAGTCGGTATAACTTTCTAAATTAAATTCTTTACGTAACAATTCAGCTACTTTCTCACGTGCTGTCATTTCGTAACGTTCAGCAAAATAACCCTCGATTGAAAACCCTTTAAATTCGCCTTTCTTTACCTTTTCCCACGTTTCATCGTTGTCAACTTTCATCGCTATCATCCACGTACCAACTGGCAAACTCATTTCGTAAAATGCGCTTTTATCTTTTTTGCTATCCTCAATAATCCATGATTCCACGATCGTCATTCCGTCAACTTTAACAGCGTGGTTTTCCGTTGTGTTTTGATGTTGACCTCGCATAAATACCAACTCACTTGCACGCTTTACCGTTTCTTTAGAAAAGAATATTTCAAACTCTTTGTCCTTATCTTTTCTAAATATTCGCTTGTTTGGAATTAACGCCGCGCCTAAAACAATTCTCTTTTCGTCAATTGCTTTTAGTTCGATTTCGTGTTCTGAAAGTGCTATAAAGTTTTCTTCAATAGCAGGTTTTTCTACCAAAGAAACAGCGAAAACGCCGTCCTTAGTTTCGTCTTTAATTACTAATTCGTAAACTTCCATACTTAATAAACTACAAACTCGCTGTTTGTTGCACTTTCAAATCGAACTGCTGTGCGCTTGTGATGTCGTTGCTTACTACATACGCTTTAACAGGTTGCTGTTGTAAGGTTGCAAGTTGGTTTATTCCAGTGTCTCCAACGACGTTTAAATTAGGTGCTATAACACCACCGCCACCAGTCGGAACTGGGTTGCTTCCTCCACCGCCACCGCTTCCAAATTGTGTACTTGCAATTTTTACGATACTTGCCAAACCAGTTGTTGCCACCGTTCCTGCCGCTATAAATCGAGAACCTGGGAAAGTTCCATCTTTTGCCAAAGCGTCGGTAATACCTAAGTAAGTATTTGTAATTGCAGCCGCTAAATTAAACGCCTTTGCGATTTGAAATTGTTTACGTGCTCTTGCCTCATCTTTAATGTTGAAAGATTCTATTAAACCACCAATTGCAACAAACGCATCCGCTGTCATTTGTAATTTTGACCTTTGAACACTTTGAGCCGTTGCGATTTGTTCTTTAGTATATTTATCATTAATAACACTTAATTCATCTGTTTTAGCTTTTTCAATAATTGCTAATTCTTCGGCGTTACCTTTTGCAAGTTCTTCAAGTGTAAAATACTTGTCGTTAACAGATTGTATTTCCCTTTGCTGTTCTGTTAAGCCAAATTGGAAATTTTGTTCTTGTAATGCTTCAATTTCATTAAGGTAATCAACTTCTTGTTGTTTTTTTAGCTTATTAGATTCTGCGTTTGCTTTGTCGATGTCGTCTAGTGCTTTTAATTCCTTTGCATTCATATCAGCTAAAATACTTTGCTGTAATGCGTAAGTGTCTATAATAACCCCTTGTTTTTCCTTTTCACTATCTTTAGTTGCATCCTTAGTTTCTTTTGCACCTTCAATCCTTGCTATTTTAATATCCGTTTCAGTATTTAAAATTGCTTGTTTCATTTCAGCGATTGCGGTTTTTGTTTCCTCAATCATTTCATCGTTGACACCACCGATATTCGTTGCTCTTAAAATTTGCAAGTTCAAACGTGCTTCTTTAATCAGTTCACGTTGATTTGTTAACGACCTTTTAAGCTGTAACTTTTCAAGTGCTTCCGTTGATTTTCCTTGCGCTTCTAATAACTTAATTTGTCGGTCAATATTTCCAGTTTCTTCGTCGTATGCTTTTTTTCTTGCGATACGTTCCTTTTCTCTTTTCGCTAACGATTTATCAACTCGACGCATATTAGCTTCGTGACGTGCTGACATATTACGCTCGTTCTTCGTGTCGATAATATCAAAATATTCAAGTGCTTTAATTGCTCCGTAAATAATTCCAATCATAGGAAAAAAGATACCTATTAAAACTTTTATTCCAGTTCCTAATTGGTCGAAATAGTCATAAGCTTTTACAACATATCCTGAAAGTTTAGTAACTACTTTTGTTACCTTATCAAAGTTTGCAATTAGTAAACCAATTAAAACAATTATTGCACCGATACCAGTTGCAATCAAAGCTAATCTAAACAACTTCATCGCTGTTGTTGCGCCAGTTGTTGCCGTTGTAACACCAACCGTTGTTGCTCCTAAACCTACTTTTGCAACTGAATCCGCTTCAGTAACTGCTACATTTGTTGCCGTCTCTTTGTTGGAAATTCCCATTACAAAGTTATAAGCAGTCGTAAAAATAGTAGTTGATTTAACAACCGCTCCCAACTGCTTAAACGCTCTTCCTGCATCTTCTAAACCCTCCAATCCTTGTGCCAAAGCCATTGCACTTTGAACTCTTAACATCGCTTGTTGCACCTCTTCACTTTCAACACCAACTAAACCCATTGCACCCTGAACGGCACTAAAACCATTTGCAACAGCACTAACTGATTTACCCAAAGCAATAAATGCACCCTCTCCCTTTTGCGATTGGATAGCGTCGTTAACATCTTCGATTTGGTCTTTTAATTCAGCCGCTCTTTTTGACGCATTTTGAACTTCGATTGATGTCGCACCGAAAGCATCCGCAAGTTTCTGAACTTCTAAAACCGCCTCTTTGTATTGTTGTTTAAGCGTTTTAGAATTATCCTGAATTTCTATCTCAATAACCTTTTTTTCTGCCATGATACTTTCTATTTTCTTGGTCTATAATTCGTTTTATATTCGGCGTAATTTCATTAACACCCTTTGCAATATCTACTTCTTTAGAAACACCGTAAAATTTTTGTGTTTTCAGTAGGTTTATAATATTTTGTATTCTCATTTTTTTTAACAATTAGTTACGCTGAATGCTGAAAATATGCTACCTTCTTCTATTGTGTAAACTCCGAAAGGGCAATCAGTGTCTGCGGATAGGGTGGCTTGTGTTTCTTCGGAATCAGCATTGATAAACATCCAATTTGTTACATTCCAAAAAAGAGAAACGTCTATTCCTTGTATAATAAATTCATAAGAATTTTTTCCATATATTTCTCCAAATACAGCAACCTCCACCGTTATAGGCTCTCCACCAACTAAAGTGTAGGTAACACGAATACAATCGCAACTCATTGGAATCGTTACCAAATCAAGTATTAAATTCATTTTCACTTCGCCGTTGTTAAGCGTGCTACTAATATCGTTTATCAAATATCGCTTATCTTTAATTATTATCTTATCGTTCAATTTAAGCGCACTTAAAACTCCAGTTGGTAAATAAGCTGTAAAAGAAAATAAACGTTGTTGTAGGTCGTATAAATTACCTAAGTGATTAGCGTAGTAAGTATTGTAAAGGCTGTTAGGTTCTGTTTCTTGCGTTACGATGTTAAATTCGTTACCAAAGCAAAGTGAAAAACCGCTTGTATTAACTGAATTGAAAACTGCGTAATCTGTTACGTTTACTTCGGTACTTTCTTTTTTTAACTTAAAAGCCGTTGTTGCTGTTTCTTCTCCGTTTAAATATAGTAATGTAGGTTCTGGAATATACGGTTTAGTTTGCGTATCTGTTGGTGCAAATGGTTCTATGCAATAAGCACAAAAAACATTTGTATTATCTATTTCTACAAATTGGTTATTTTCAAAAGGTAGCTCAACTTTAAATTCAGAACCATCGTAAATAAAACTTGAATCTAAATCTCCGTATTCACGAGTAAATAAATTTAAAAAATTCTTATTTGCAAACGATTTACTTTGCTTGTATTTAAAAGCTATCTGTTTGTAAAGTGGTAATCTTTTAATTCCATTTGAATTAATTACGTATTTCGTTAAGTCTTTTTCGCTTCCTAATTCGTACCAATCTTGCAAAGGTTCAATCGTAAAAGTCGTTTCATTTTCTCCAACACAAACTAAATTGAAAGCTTTTAAAACAGCTGAAAAGAAATCGTAAATTTTCATCGTGCTATTTAATGCGCTTGAAATATTTACCACTGCGTTTATTGTATCTCCAGTAATTGTAACAACTCCTCCTCCTCCTGCTTGTGCTATTTCTACATTCGCATCAAAAGATGTTGTTTCATCTGAATAAAGAAACACGGTATAAACAACTGAATTATCTGACGGTAAAGTAGCAACCGTTTTATTTGTTTCCGCAGGTGCAAATTCAGTTGTTGAAAATAAAACACCGTTTGCGTGAACTTCGCAAAAATGTTTTGCCGTTACAGAACTTGGAAATAACTCTACCGTTAAAAATACCTCAACCGTTGACGCTAAAAACGGCGGTCGTGTTAATGAATTATTTGCCAAATCAACGTAACTAACGCTTGGCGAAACGCTTAAAAAATTAAGTTGTGTTTTAGGACTAAATATTAATAAACTTTCTGCTAATTGATGTCTAAAATATAAATCTGTCCATCGTGATAAACTGAAAAATGTACTATTAAAAGTAATTCCGAATTGTGTTTCGATAATATCGAATATTTTAGAAACACGAACCGCAGGAAATAACTCTAAATAACTTATTCCTTTTGTAGCTTGGAATATGTTATCGTCATTTGTTCCGCTGTTATTCCAAAATCTTTTGGGACTAATCAATGGAAATCGAACGTTGTAACTTGTTGTTCCATCTTCAAGTCTATCCTGAACGGCTTGACCTGTATAAGTGAAACCAACACTTGAGTAATCCAAATCTCCCAACGTCAATTCCCCAAATCTATCTTTAAGCGAAACCAACGCACCAAAGAAATTTACGCTATAACTTACAACCTGACCGTCTTTAATTACCGCTTCATTCAATTGAATTTTACCAGTTCTGAACGGTTGCATTTCAATTTCTATAAAAGCGTCACGTCTTAAATTGTGATCCACCGTTGGGTTTACATCGCTTTCGTACCAATGCTGAAAAATACGGTTGTTTCTTGGCGTTGCAGGAACTAAAAACGATTGTGAAAAATCGCTAAACACTTTACTGATATCCTGAACGTTTGCAACTGACGAATTAACCGTTACAATTTCATCTTTGAATAAGTCAACTTCAACCCCCTCAATAAATAGTCGAAACTTCGTCATAAGCGTATTCAAATTCAAGTGTATAGTTCAAGTCCTTCTTGTTTACTATTTTGTAAAGTTCCGCATCGTTCGTTACAATCTTTGCAGGTAATCCGTTAACCATAACTCGCTCCGATAATAACAATTGTTCCAAAATCAACTTAAAGTTTTCATCAACGCTTCCTGAATTTACGGTTATTTTTCTACGTGCGTTTCGGTTCATTTGCCTTGTTTGCCCGTCCGTAATCGTCCAATTATTTACCGTTGGAACGGCTGTAAGGAAATTATAATCTTCGCTTGAGAAAGTCAATTTATCTTGCGACGCTTTAAAGAAAAATACACGTTGCCAACCTCCTAATTTATTTACAAAATCAATCGGAATAGCAGTAAATCGGCATTCTCTTAACGGCTTGAAAGTAAACGACTGCAATAATACATTTGAACTGCTATAAAATTCCAACGTGTTACCGCCTGCGAAATAATTTGTATTTGGAAAACTCGGACTTTGATAAACAATAGGAACATCAACATATCTTTGATTTACAGCATCTAAAGTTGACGTTACCGTGTTAGCAGGGTTTGCTAAAGAAATATATTTAACGTAACAATTAGGGGATAAATAAACGGTCATATAACCTGGGGAAAGCAATCCGCTCGGAGTACTTGCCGAACTTGAACCTAAATAATAAAAAACCATTCCCGTTGGATAATTGTATAAAGGGAAAGCGGCGTTAAAAGTCAAAGTTTCATTGCTCCACGGCAAAAAACCCAACGTTCCTGAATCCGTGAAACTTCGGTAACCATCAAACGAGCGATATGTTCTTGTATCCAACAAAGTGTAAGTTCCTGAAACGTTTTTATATCGCTTAATTCGAACGTATGCACTATGTAAATTTGGAGTTGCTGTTGGTGGGTTTGTTAGCGTTCTAATATCTTGATAAGTGTTACTAATAAATTCACGAACAAACGGCGTGACGTTGAATCTAATAACGTTATTCGTTGCGCTGGGGTTGTTCTTTTCAAGTACGTAGGTAGCTGTTGCAGGAAACGTTGAAGTATTACTAATAAAAACTTCTAATTTCCCACCAGTTTGACCTGCTTCACTTACTTGAACTGTAAACGGCGTTCTTGCGTACATTTTCTTTAATTGCTATGTCAATAATATTACTGACGGTTAATACATAAGGGTTTATTAATTCAGTTGGTAACTTCTTTAATTTCGTTTCTAAAGCATCGCTAAAAAACATCGTTGGTTTAATACCACGATTGTAAATATTTCCTGATATTATTTGCGCTATTGTTCGATAATTACCTTTTTTATATTTGCCTTGATCGTCTCGAAGTCTTATTCCTTTTCTCTTTGCCCAAACTTCAATATTTGATACGAAACTTTGCCACGTTCCTGCGTAATTTCCTGACCCAAATTTAAAACGGCTGTTGGGTGCTTGTTGCCCTCTAATCTTTGCGTTCTTTGATACCTTACTCGGGTTTGCACCTTTTACCCCTTGGTCTTGGAAAAATCCGTAATCTTCCATCGCGAAACCTATACGGATAGAATTTGGGTAAACCTTACTATCGCCTTTAATTGAATTATAAAGTTTTTTAGAAGAGTTCTTTTGACGTTTCGTTAAATTCGTTCTCGCTTGTTTTACAACTCCGTCAACGAACTTTTGTAATGCTTCGGCTCGTGGGTCTTTACTCATGGTCGTTTTGTAATTCGGTCAAATTCGCGCTTTTGAATTTCATCGCTTTGTTTTGTAAACGTGAGAAAAGTAAGACACTTTCTAAGTCCCAATTTTGTGACTGCATCAAACTTTGTAATGTCGTTTCCAGAGAGTACATATAAGCTTCCATACCACCCCCACTGCTTTGCAAATTGAGCTCTTTCGCTAAGTGTGCTTTCATTTCCGCCGTCATTTCCTTCTCCAAAAATTTGAGGGTAGCCGTCAATAATTCTTTTTCTAAACTCCAAAAAAAAACATTTGCTCCCTTTACTATTTCCAACGGTGCAAACTTCATTAAATCGCTGTATTCGTCACTACCTTTGTACTCGTGAATTGAATACCTATCCCCTTTCGTTTCTTTTATTGGTCGGTACATTACCGCCATTGCTTTGTGAAAATTAGAAACGTCTTGTAAGTAGTTTTCCAAATCCACGTATTCACCAAAACTAATATCTTCTAAGTTAGGAATAAACCCAAACTCCAAATCTTTAATCTTAAATCGTTCGTGAAATTTACCCTCGCTTTTTAATGTTTCAGTAAGTGAAATAATAATTTCAGTTAGGTCGTTCATTTTCATTTTAGCGATTGATCTTAACTCAATACCGCAAAAAGATTGTACCATTTGCTCCATTAAAAATAATTCATCTTCGCTATTTTGAGAAGCGTTAACGAATTTTTGATACGCTTGCAAAGGTATTTCAGCAATAGATGTTGGTAGTGTTATTTCAACTTTCATACTTAATAAACTACAAATATTAATAAATGTTATACACGCCTTTGTTTGTGCTTATGGATTCCATTTCGTGGTAACGGATTGCATCAATTGCGTGGTCTTTGCCTCCTTGGGGTTTATTCAGCTGTTTACCAGTCTTATCAACATCCCAACAATAACCGCGAAGTTCTTTAATTAGATTTACACTATCCGAAGTAACTAAGTATTCTTGTTGTTGCATCAAGTCAATTCCGTAATTTATCGAATCTTTGCCTTTTGTTGCTGGATAAATCTGTAAACCCCTACGTCGTATTTCTTCAATACTTTTCGGTTCTGCTGAATCCGCATAAATCAAAGTATCTTTTGGCAAAACGTTCGCTATATCGCCGTTCAACATTCCAGTTTGGTAAAACAATTCTTTGAGTATTCTTTTGTCATTCCACTTGTAAACCGCCACCGCTGAAGTTGGGTCGTTAGTGTAACCGAAATCTAATCCAATACCTAATAACCTTGCGTCAATTGGTATTGAATCAATTGTTTTCCAGTTGCTAAATACAACCCCCTCTAACATTCCTATTTGACCTTCGCCGTAAACCTTCCACCAATTACTCCAATAATTAGACGTTAACGCTTTGGTTTTATTATTCTCGATTTGTTGAATAATTGAATCGTCCAACGCTTCGTTATCTAAGTAAGTAAGGATAATAAAATCTGCATTCGGGTCGTCTTTTAATTCCGAGTGAACCCAAAATTCATTAACGGGATTGAAGTCTAAATAAACGTATTTCTTTGTACGAATTGAAAGTTCATTGTAAGCGTCAAAAGTCATATTATTACACTCATTCATATATAAAATGTCACGCCTTGCTCCTCTTAATTTACTTGAATCGTCTGCCGAAAAGAAATCGAAAACTGAACCGCATTTCATTGTGTACGTTAATAGCGATTTGTTTAAACATTCATCGTTATATCGGTTCGTCCATTTCAGAATTTTAATAAAATCCTTTAATGCTCCACGTCTTAAATGCGGTATTGATTCAGCGATAATACTTATCTCGCTATTTGGGTTTTTAACAGCATAGTCAATTAGAACTGCTAAAATAGAAAACGTTTTGGATGCCGAAGTTCCGCCTTGAATTATTTTAATTCGTTTCTTCAGTTGCCGTATCTTGTTGACGGCGGTCGTTCTCTTGAACATAAGAATCGTATATTTTCTTTAATTCGTTAATGCGGTCTAACAAGCAACTTCCGCAACTTGTAAATTCAGCTGGCTTGTTAAATACGTTCGTGTAAATTTGGTTTAATCTGTATTGAACCGTTGGAACAACTGCACCTCGTGTAACATCGAAAAATTCCTTTAGAAAGTTGTAATCTTGTTCGGTTAAACAATTGGGTTTATTGTAAGGAAATAGTTTGTTAAGTGCTTCCTTTCGTTGGTCGCAACCGCAGTCTTCTCCTGCTACAAATTTAACAAGTGCTTTAATTCCCGTTGCTGTTGTGATTTGGTCGATTGTATCTCCTAATCCTTTTGCTTTTCTTTTTGCCATTATATCAATTCTAAATCGTTATTAACTAAATCTTCGTAATCTTCTTTACAATTCGCTTTCAGCTTCCTTTTACATTCTGTTATCGTGTCGAATACTGAACGCAAACTAATCGTTGTTCCGTCTGATATATCTCGCATCGATTTACCGCTTTCTAAATACAACCTAAACAACATCGCATCGTACCAGTGCCACTTGTCTATTTCGGCTTCAATACGTATGTTAAACCTTAATTGTGCTTCGTGGTATTCGGTATTATCAACGGATTCAATATTCAAAGGTAAATCATTTGTTTTGATAATTTGCTTTTTAGCTTTTACAAAGTTTAGAAATACCGATTTAAGAGTTAAGTAAATATAGTATTCATTCACTTTGCCGTTTACAATTATTTGGTCGGGTTGCTTGTTGCGGTCAAGTCGCAAGTACATTTCTTGCACCAAATCTTCAGCGTAAAAATACTCTCCAAAGCTGTTAATTACTTTTACATAATTCTTGTGATTCTTTGCAACTTCGCTCAACCAATTCATTCATCGGGAAATAAAGGTTGTTCGATAATCGTTTGGGTTATCTGTTGCGTTGGCGCTCCATAACCTGAATCCATCAATGCTTTGTAAGCGTTTACATCGCCCTCTCTTGCTTTCTTAATTAGTGCCAAAGTCATTAAATCTTCCTGCGACATTGTTTCGTTTTCGCCAGTTAACGGGTTTTTTAAATTTTGATTTACCTCCAACCAATACTTCGCTATCGTTGAACGGTTTAAACTACCTTTTGGTCTTCCGTTAGGATTTCCGCTTTGTCCTTTTTGGAATTGTTTGTCTATTATATTTTCAGGTTTTGGCATCGCTGTTTTATCGCTGTTTATTTTGAGCGCAAAGGTGGAATCGAACCCCTCTTTTAAATTGGAATATTCAACGTGCAACCATTACACTTCTTGCGCTTGTATTTCTTTTTTTGGGTATGGTTTACTTAATGATTTACACAAAGGTATTAAAGTTTTATCTAATGGATAAATATATTTGTGTTTTCCTGCTTTCTTTCTTTTTGGTAATTTCTTAAAGTCAACTCCCCAATTATATCTTCCCCTATCGTGTTTCCATATTCCGTTTAATAAATATTCAGTTCCGCTACTTTCTATATTTTCAATATAATTCCAATTTGTAGCTTGATAAATTATTCCTTTATGTTCTTGTCCTTTATCAGCATAACTAAATAACATTCTAACCGTAGGACATTCTTTTTTAATTAGTTTAATTGCTATTGATAAAACTTTACTTGTTGAAGATTGTTTACCGTTTAATGCCATTCTATTTAATTCTAAATATTGCCCATTTCTTAAATTAAACTTCGCAGGCATATTTACCGAAGCACCACCACCAAATAAAACAACTCCACACCATATATTATTTTCAAATACTGAATAACCTATTGAATAAGTAGGAACTGCTTTTGCGTAATGAAAATTTAAACAAGCGTATTTAACCGCTTTAAAAGATGCAATTTCTAATCTCATATTTCCCCTGCTGAAACACTAAAATAAGAACCTGAATAATTCCTATCTAAAAGTTCTTGTATTTCTATTTCGGCTTTTTGTAATTGTTCTGGGCTTGTAAAAGTTATTTTCATTGTAGCAGGTTTATTTTTTTCTTCACCTATTAAATCTTCATAACTTGGTTCTTCCATAAACGTTGGTATATCCAATCCCCAATCCTCCAACTTTTCAACGTCCCATTCATTCGCTAACATTTCAAAATCCCATTCGCCACCTGAAACGTTATCTTTAATCAAAAATTCACGTTGTTGTTCTTCGTTAAGGTTATCAGCAATAATAATCGGTACTTCTTTAAGTCCTGCTTCTTTACACGCTTTTAATCGCATATTGCCACCGAGAACAACCATATCAGCGTTTACAACTATTGGTCGTATTTCCAACATTTGTGGTAACTCCTGAATCGATTTAACCAACTTCGCAAACTTATCGTCTTTGATTAACCTCGGGTTGTTCGGGTTTAATTTAACCTCTTGGATTTTAACTTTTTGAATTTCCATATTTGTAAAATTAGTAAAATTTATTCTATCGGTATTAATTGCTGTATTTCTCTTTGGAACTGCTCGAAGGAACGACAAACGATATACTGAAAACCTAAATTAATAACAGCACTTTCAAATTCCTTTTGCGTTGGTGACTGTATTCCTTTCTCGGTTTTCATTTCTACAAAGATAGTTTTTCCATTTGGCATTAACAAAATCAAATCTGAAACTCCTGCCATCATTCCAGTAGCTTTTTTGTACGATTGTTCTTTTGCATCTTTTCCACTATTTGGAACTGAAAACAAAATGTATCGTGGATTGTGCGTTTTCAATCCGTAATTGTTTCTAAACCAAATTACACATTTTTGTTGGATTACATCTTCAGGGGTCATAAGTTTTTCATTTTAATCATTCGTTCTGCCCACTTATAGTGGTATTTCATTAAGCGTCCATATTCTTTAAAATCATTTGCCGTTTTCAAATAGTGGTAAATCCATTGTTTTGCGTAACCTTTAGCCTTCTGAATTTTAATTAAATCAATAATACTTGCAGTTTTTGCTATTTGCATTATTTGTGGACCGGGCATTAATTCAAGTTGTGCAATTTCTTTTTGTTCCTTTTCTTTTTGGCTTGGCTCAAATTCGTGACCACATTCAGGACATTCCATTATTCGAGCTGGCATTAAAAAAGCACAATCGGGACATTCTTTAATTGGCGCAACTCCTTCTTTTTTTTCTTTTTTCTTTAATGACCATTGACGTGGAAATTCCCAATAGTTGTGACGCTTAACGTTATTTCCAAAATCCAATAAAATAAATCCATCTTTGCCTTCAATTATTCGTGAACCGCGTCCAACCATTTGTAAGAATAAAGGTAGTGACTTTGTTGCACGATACAAAATAACAACTTCAATATCTGGAACGTCAAAACCAGTGGTTAAAATACCATAGTTTGAAATTATTCCGTTTTTGGATTTTTTAAACCAATCAACAACCTCTTCGCGGTCATTCATATAGCAATCAACGTGCTTTATTTCCAATCCTTTAGCACTCCAATCTTTCACTAATTCAATGCTACTTGTAATATTCGGCGCAAAAATTATAGCTTTTTTATTCTCGCAAATTCTCATATAATTTTCGTGAACTCCATGATAAAGTTGTATTTCAGAAAATTTATCTGCCATACTTTTTTCATCGTAATCTCCGCCTTTGGTTTTTACTCCGCTTAAATCAACTTTTACTCCATACGTTTTGCAATTAGAAAGTTTACCTTTTTCAATTAAATCAGGTGTGTCAATCACTTGAATAATATCATCGTAAAATAATTCAAGTGATTCTTGTTTTCCCTCGCGGTGGGGTGTTGCCGTTGCACCAATTACATAGGTACATTCTGAAATATATTTAAAAATAAAATCGAAAGCGGATTTATGCGCTTCATCAATTATTATCAAATCCAATCCTAAAAACAAATCCAAATATTCTTGTTTGGAAATACGTCTTTGGATTGTTTGCGCCATTGCTACAAATAAATTACCTTCCAACTTATGTTTTGAATTTGGTTTTATTTCTGTTGCGTGTAAACCCATACGAACAAGTGACCCACTACTTTGCGAAAACAATTCTTTTCTGTCGGTTAATATTAAGATTTTCTTATTCCTTGCAAATGCTTCTTTTGTCATAAAAGAAAACATAACCGTCTTACCACTTCCAGTTGCTGAACACAAAACAACTTTTTTATTCCCAATTTTAAACGAGCGTTTTATTTCTGAAATATACTGCTCTTGATAATCGTATAAATTAATCATAATATTTCGGGATTGAAATTTCTACGCTGTACAAAATATTTATTTGCCCTATCTTTAAATTTCGGTGCGCCAAAAGCATTACGCAATTCACTACCTAATTTTTTCATTGACATTATACGCTGTTTGGTGTTGATTTCAATAATGTCTTTTATTTCGGTTGCTGTTAACCATTCCCCTTGGTCAACTACCGTTTTAAAAAACTTGTTTATCAATTCTCTTTCAAATGCAATATTTTCAAAATTTCTTGAAACTTCATTTAATACTTCAAATTCATTAGCTTCTAATTGATATGATTCGCCACTTGCATAAGCACGAACCAACTCCATAAATAATTCATTTTTATCAATAGAATTATAAAGGTCGTGATTTATTGACTTTACATTAATAGGTAAAATTCTTGTGTTACCAGTGCTATCATTTATTAATTGGTGGTCGTTTGAAGTTCCCCCCAAAATTGCAAGTCGTTTATAATCTTGATTGTGCCTTCCATAAGATGCACGCAAAGAAAAGTAATTTTTTGAAGTCAATTCTTTAAATCGTTTTTCGTCTTGTTTGGATTTGCCTCCCATTTCATCATCAACAACAATTAGCTTTTCGCACATTAATAATTCGTCATCTTTGCCACGGTCTAAATTTGATTCAGCATAATACATTTGTAAACTTGGTGGTAATAATCTTCTAAACCATTCCGTTTTTCCAGTATTTTGACCTCCAGTTAAGGCTAAAACATATCTAACTGGATGACCGTAAACGCAAGCAATAATACCAATCAACCATTTACGAATAAATCTATTTTTAATATGCGTGTCGCTTTCTATTGTGTCGCAAATCATTTGTATATTTCCGTTAGTAATATTACTCTTATTGTTTTCAATGTAATTCAATAAAGGGTTGTAATCTGTTACCGCTTTACTTTCAATAATACGATTCACCAAATCAAAAGTTATCGCCGTGTCGTCAAAAGTCATTCTGCAATCTAAAAATAAAGTGTTTGAGTCTTTATCAGTCATTGGTTTACCGTTCAATTCATTCTTTCTTGTTATTGTATTGTATTTGATACTATACTTTTTTATTACATAGTTAGTAACGTTTATTATAATATTTTCCGCACTCGATTCGTGTCTAATATCTAAATCGTTTCTTGAATATACTTCATTTACAATTTCCTCCGCTTCACTTTCCTCAATACCTTTTTCCTTTGCAAGTTCTTTTACCGCTTCAATTTTTGGTGTATTCATTCTTTTATTCAATTTCACTTTAGAAATTGCTTTATCTGAATTATAAACCGTTAAATCTACTCCTGCTTTTTTAAGATAATAGTAAAATGTTCCAACCGTTATTCCAAAATTATTTCGCTTTAATGCAATGTCGTATTGTTTTTCGGCTTGGTCAAAATTATACTTTTCAGATAATGAAGACAATTTGTGAAAATACGCGCGTCCTTCTTCATTGAATCCAGTAGCCAAAGCAAACGAAAGATTTAAATAATCATAATAATCTTCAACTACTGAAATACTAACTTGGTTAACTAATTCCCCAACATCATTTTTAGGAATTAAAATTGATAAATTAGGAGCTAATTTTTTCTTTTCAACTTTTGTTTTAAGTTTCTTAGATTTTGGATTTATGTATAAATTTTCATCAAAAGAAACAAATCTGCAAGATGCTACGTTTTTTGGTGCTGGGTCAACCGTTATTCCAAAGTTCGTGAAATAGTATTCAGCTAAAAAATTATAAGATTCTTTATGTTTTGAAGGGTCACATTTACAAATTACTGCAAATCCATTTCCTCCTACTGAAATAAAAGAAGCATAGCTATATTCATCTTGGTCAATTCTTGTTCTATCTGAATAATTATCAATGTCAATACAAATAAAACCGCTGTGTTTTTCTAATTTACTTTCTAAACGTTCGTAAAAAGTTCCTCCAATAGTAACAGCAGGCAAAGTTTTTTTGTGTAACTTTTTTCTATCAACATCTGATTCGCTTCGAATCAATAAAATTTGGTCTTTCCAATAACCATTTTTTACGCGTTCTAAGAACTCATCAATAGTTGTTCTCTCAATGTCTTTTTTTACGTGGTTGACTCCACTCCAATAGGAAATATTCATAATTTGATACGTTTTTAATTCACGTTAAAAAAAAAAGTAAGTGCAGTGGGAACGTGAACCCTTTGCATTTGACCGCTAAATCAAAACTGCACTTTGCAAATATAACAATAATTATTAAAATAACAATGCAATGGATAGCAATAGATAGCAAGGGTAAACGCAAGGGTAAAAAGTCAATAAAAATAAGGCTTTGCAAGGGATAAATAGATAAAATGATTTTTTTATAATATAATAGAACAATAAATATTTAATTTACAAAATAAAAAATTAATTTTCATTTATAACTCCTCTATACATTTTACCCCTTTTTACCCTTGCATCCCTTGCAAAGTCAATAAACACGTTAGTTTTTTACAATGGTAAAACTAAAATGCAAAGGTAAAACACAAAAAAAGCCTTACAACTTAATGCAAGGCTTTTGAAAATGGTAATTTTGTTACTTGAATTTTACGCTTAACGAATCTTTATTGTAGCTAGTCGATACTTTTGGCACTTCAAC